AACCAACCCCGCGCTAATGTCCATCGAAAACGGGGACACTTGGGGGCAGGGGAATGTGTTTGGAAATGTTGCCATTTTGTTAGTCCATTAAGGAGCCCCACCACCAGTGACAAAATCACCGCCCAAGCCAGTGTCTGGCCCAATATAGTCGGGGTCACCCGGGAGCGGTGGAATGTCCCCAGACGTTGATGACCATTCGGCCCATACTGCGAAATGCCCGTTAGCAGCGGCCAAAGCGCCCTTGTGATAAATCGTACCATCAGGGGCGGTGACAGTTGTTGGGCCAACAGGCCCGAGGTTTTGGATAACGCCAGCAAAGTACACGAAGATCGTACCTCTGTACTCATTCCATATAAATTTGTGCTCTACGTACAGCTCGCCAGTTTTTGGCACCCGCTGATAAGTGCCCGGAACAATCCCACCGCCGATGTCGTGCGGCGGCACAGGCGGTGCGGCCATTGCGGGGATGTCTGGCAAGACTGCTGGCGGCACGTACGCTGGCGGTGGGCCATTTGGCGCTGTGTCGTATGCCTGCCACGGCAGCGCCCCATTGTAGACGGACGGGTCGTAGGCCACGGCCTCAATCAGCACCGTTGTACCTTGTGGGGTCATTGAGGAAACAATCCAATCGGTGACAGCCGTTGTGGATGTGCCAAAAGAAAACGGAGTCGGGTCAACATCACCGCCAAGGCCTGCGAGCTGGTAGCTTCCCCCCAAGATCATGGTCGAGTCGTTTGCGCCCTTTGTGGCGGTTGTGGTGTGCACATTGCCAAAAACATCGCGCACCACAATCATGTGCCCAGAGCCAGCCCAGTCCAGCGGAGCCTCTGCAACTGCCGTTTTTGTGGCAGCGTCAAAGTCCACAAAATAACCAGACTGACCCCACGAAGGCATGTCGTGAGATACAGCAATCCGATCACCATGCAGCACAGTCAAGCCATCCAATTCAGTCTCAAATTGAACCATCTTGCGCGACACCGTGCGGCGCTTGGCTCTCAAAATGGCGTGCCGCTTGGCCACGTCCTTGTCGGTGCAGCCAAACAATGTCACGTTGTCCGTGTTGGTCAGCAATGGCGACTCAGCCCCCGCCAAATCCACAACCACATAACGCGGGTCGAAGTTTTGGGGGTCGCGGTATTCAACTTTCACACCATCAGGGTCATCGGTCTGGGCGAAGACGTAAGTAATCCGCAAAGAGGCTGCGACAATGTTGCCGCGTCCAAAAAGGGCAATGCGCTTGTCTTTGACGCAATCGTGCACGATTGTCATCTGCTGACCAACACGCATGGGAGCAGCCGCCGCCACCTGAAGCGCGACTTGCGCCGCCTCCCAAGCCGTAGACTGGCTGTCCAATACGCCATTAAACCGCGACACGCCTTCCCACTTGGCTTTTGCCGCATTGATGGCTGGAATGTCCAAGTTAAGAGCGGGCACGGGCGACGCAATCAATAGTGGGTTGCTCAAAATGTCCTGATAGACATCGGCCGGGTTTGCCAGCTCATTGTTTGTGCCAGTTTTCAGCCTAGTCACATCCATTGAAACTTGTTGAGCCGCGCCTGATGAGAACATCTCGGATGCCTTTACCCGCATTGCCGCAATGGTTACACCTTGGTAAGCCTGTGCTGCCTCGGCACCAGCCGCATCGTATTGAACACGCATCCCCGTCCAAACGATTTCGTCTTGGTGATACCTGTCCAGCAATGAGATGGAGACCCTGTAGGCCCGCATACGAATTCTGCTGCAATTAAAAGCCGCCCAGCCACCAGATGGCGGATTGATAATTATCGAACCGTTCCTCGGTCTGTCATGCGACGCGCCCAAGGCAGCATCCATACTGCCTTTTGTGACAACTTGGTTGTTATCGTTGATCAGCTCCCACTCAAAGCGGACAGTCACATTGTGGGATAAAAACTTTCCTGTGTTTCTGTCTTGCTTGTAAAGGCCTCGCGGCAAAGACACATCGACAAACACTTCCCGCATTGGCATCTGGTAATTTGACTTGCCAATAATGTAAGGCCCGATGACCCTGTAAGAGTAATTGCCAACGGAGCCAGTGGGGAGCGGCTGGTTAGGGGCCGCAAGAATCGTGTCACTGAAATCATCAGACGACCAGACGTTCTCAATAAACACTGGCCCATGCCACCAAGGTTCACTCACACGCGGCACGGATGCGTTCCAATCTGCGGTGATGGTGCCAAACTGCTTTGCTCGGCTTGCAGGGTAAACCCTTAGCACGTATTCATGATCCGTCGTCAACAGCGTGTTGCCGATATAGACATTATTCACTCTGACATCGCCAACACCCAAACAGAACAACAAATAAATGTATTGGTGATCGTTGTGGAATTCAATGTAAGGTTGAGCCGCGTAGTCGGGGACAAAGCGCGGCACAGTGCCATAAACGACAGGCACCGCAGCGCCGAGTCGCGCTTGGTTGTTTGCGGCCCCAATAGAGTAAGACGGCGAGTGATTGCCACCGCTGTCAAAGGACGATGACGCTGGTTTCTTGGGCTTGAAAATAGCGCCAAGAACAGCCCCAATTGCCAAATTTACAACCGCTGAGACCAGAATGGTTGAGATGGAAGCTGCCGCCCACCACGATGCCACAGCAGCGGCAACAGGCGCGGAGGGCAACACCACAATGACAACAATGTCACGGGGCCAAATTACGCTGTCAAGCGTTCCGTCTTGGCCGTTGATGAACACCTTGGCGTTGACGGTTCCGGGCGGCACCACATCTCGAACATATCGAGCGTGGTCAATCTTGAAAACCGAGCGCTCGCTCGGTCGCAATGGGTTGGGGACAACAACAACGCTCATGACGCAATCCACCTGTAGGCTTTGGCGTCGCGGTACGTTCGCAAGAATGAGCCGAGTTTTTCCAAAATAACCCCATGTCGTCGGTGGGTGTGCAAAACCATGTCGCCAAACACGGTGCCAATGTGCGCCAGCCGCAGACTCAGCAGCACATCGCCGTCGGCAGGCTGACAGGTTTCTTTTGCTATATCATACCGCAGGCTGCTTGCCAAATCGACAATTTCAACTTGCTTGAAGCCCTCGCAATTAAGCTCGGGAACAATGACCCCGCGGCGCTTGGCAACCTCCACCACTAGCGTCCAGCAATCGAACGCATCGGGGCCAGCAGCGCCGAGTTTGTACGGCTTGCCAATAAGGTCGATCATCTTGACAGCCCTGGGAAAAGCGCTTGGCGGTAACGCAATCGAGGCCACTGCACGTTAAGCATGTCGGCAGGCGTAGCTGTCAGCGTGACTGTGGTGTCATCAGCCGAGGCCGAGGCGTCCATCACAATCTCATCAGAGGCGGGCGTTGAGGTGTCATTGTCCACATAGATGCGAAACGTCACGCGAATGGGCGTGCTGGGCCGCGTTGCCGCCAGCTCCAAGTGCTGCATCATCTCCAGCCCGGTGTTGACAATGTTGCTGGCCAACCCCGTGACGCCTTCGCCCGATGAGACGGGCATCGTGACGCTAAAGGGCAAAGGGTCATAAGTGATGAGCCCCTTGGATGATCCCCCCGTGAAGCCCTGCGGTGCTGCCACAAAAGCGTAAGAGCGGCCCCAAGCGGCGTGGTAAATCTCAATCGTGTCAAGATAAGTCGAGTCGGTTGGGTTGCTGACCCAGACCCTGCGCAATGCGTTAGAGATTGCCATCAACGTGCTCCCGCTGCACGGCTCAGGCCGTAAGTGCCCTGAAGGGCGGAGGTCACGACACCCGCGCCGGAGCGAATGTCGCGGCTGATGGAGTTCTTGACTTGCTCAATATATACGGCAATGCCCCCGTTTTGATCTTCCTCGGCCCGCACGCTTGCGCCTGAGCTGTTGTAGATGTTGACCACGGGCGCCGTAGACTCAACGCCCAGCTTGCCGCTGCTGGTGCGGCGCAATGGGAGGATGGCTTCAGGATAGCCAGCTTCGCCTAGCACGCCACCTTTGGCATACTTTTGCAACGGGCCGTTTCCGGGGATGTTGAAATATGTGGGTTTGTTATACACGCCCCAAGGCAGGCCCGTAGCGCCTCCGAACGC